CCACTTCGAGGCGGTGAAGTTCCTGCGCTTCGGCACGTAAGGGACCTAAACGACGCGGGGTCTGTCGGCCCCGCGTCTTCGCCGAATTCATCATCAGATCACAGGGATTAAAGCTATGGCTATGCGAGATCTTGCCCGAAACCTTGCGGTTCGGGAGAGTGTCCGGCCGTCCATTGCGACCAGCACGGTGACCGGAGAAATCGTCGATACCCGCGATTTCGAATCCGCGATGGTCGCCATCACAGTCGGCGCGGTTGCCGGCTCCGGCAACCAGACCCCGAAGCTGCAGCATTCGGATACGACCACTGGCGGTGACTTCACCGATGTGACGGCTGCCGATCTGCAGGGCTCGTTTCCGTCCGTGCTGGCGCAGAATACGGTCTATAAGGTCGGCTATGTCGGCCCAAAGCGTTATCTGCGTGTTGTCATCACGCACAATTCCGGCACGTCTGTCGCGCATTCTGCCGTCATTGTGTTGGGTAACGCGGCGCAGCGTCCTGTGGCGTAAGCGTAGGGGCAGGGCGGGGCTTCGGCTCCGCCCTGTGCTGACTGACCGGGAAATTCGACATGAAAATACGAATGACACGCACGGCGATGGGTGCAGACGATCGATATACCGTGCGCCAGTATCTGGCGGGCGAGGAATATCTGGTCGGTGCCGACCTTGCGCGCGAGTTCGTGTCGAATGGCGATGCTGTCCCGTGCGATGCGGGTGCGGCGGCGCCTGATCCCGCGCCGGCCGCAATCTCGAACGCCTTTGCGAAGTTCGATCATGACGGTGATGGTCGCCCTGGCGGATCGCTGCCGGGTCGCCGTAAGAAGGACGCCTGACGCCCATGTATGCCCCGGTCCTTGTAACGCCACCGGCCGATACGCCGGTATCGGTGAACGACGTCAAGGAGGCACTCAACATTACCGGCGAGGATGGTGAGATCGAACGGATGATCGGCGTCGCCGTATCCTATCTCGACGCCTGGCACGGAGCGCTCGGTGGGCGTTGCCTGATCTCGCAGGTCTGGCGGCAGGACTTCGACAGTTTTTCAAGGAATCTGCGCATTCCGATGGTGCCGGTGACCGAGATCGTTGCGGTCGACTATGACGACGAGGCCGGTGGCAGTCAGTCGGTCAATTTGAGCAATGTCACTCTCCTGACGGACCAACTCGGTGCGCTTGTGCGCTTTCGCTCCGGTTTCGAGTATCCGAACCTGAGTCCGGACAAACCGGCGGTCCATGTGCAGTTCAGGGTGGGATATAGCGACGCCGACGCGGTGCCTGCAGTCCTGCGCCACGCGGTCATCATGCTGGTGAGCAAGTTCCGGAGCGAGCAGGCGGTCAATCCGCTTTTAGCGGGGGAGACGATCGAGGGTGTCATGTCTCTTCGGTATCGCGAGAATGGCGCGGCCGATGCAGTAAAAAATCTGATCCGTCCGTTTGTCGTGCCGCAAGTCGGGTGATCCGTGAGCGTCGCGGCCATCAAAGCGAGCTATCGCACTAATCTGCAAAAGTATGGCGAGTCCATCACCGTTCGCCGCTACAGCGGCACGGGCGGCTCGCGAACCTCGACGGATTATGAGGCTCGGGCGCGCGTGACCGAAGCGCAGGCCTCCGAACTGATCGGCAACCTGCAGCAGGCCGTGCGCAAGATCATCATCCTTGCGGAAGACCTCGAGGCCGAAGGTTTCTCGTTCCCGATGGTTGCGAATGGAAACGACAAGATTGTGGTGCGCGGCAAGGAAATGACCGTGACCGCGGTCGACGACAATACGAGGCGCGTGCAGGGCGTGTTGATCGCACTCGATGTCACGGTGAGCGGATGACGGCCGCCGAGGCCTTTGCTTCACTCCGGGCGCGGCTGGAAGATGCTGGGTCCGGCATTACGATTCCACTGCACTGGCAGGCGGAGGCGGCGGTCCTTCCGGATACGCCTGCGGCGTTCGCGTATGTGGAATTTGTCGCAAGCGGTGGCGCAATTGCCTCATATGGAGGTGGCCGAGGATCAAACCGTTACCGGCATCGCGCTCGGGTCGAGGCTTATGTCTTCACGCCGAATGGTGCTGGGCTTGAATCAGCCCTTACGCATGCGGAAACGATCGCGGCGCGGCTGCGATCCTATCGTGACAACGATCTCTCATGCTTTTCGGCGGTCGTGCATCCTGGTGGTCATGGATCGCAAGCCTCGCCGCCTGGCCTAAGCCGGAACGCGCTCAACGACTACTGGTACGCGGTCGTTGAGGTTGAGATGACTTACGACCAGATCGGTTGATCCGTCTCGCAGCCGCGCGTGAGCGCCGCTGCAAAGCCCTAAACGCCGCCTTGGGCAAGCGGCTCCGCAGCGTCGTGACGACGCCGCATTCCCTTTGATGGAGCCTAATCATGCCGCTCGCAGAAGGCGTTAGCGCACGCATTGCTTATAAGCCGCATTCTACAGGTGTCATCACGCCCGGAGTCGAACCGACGCTATCGAGCGATCCAGGCGCGTCTGGTGGACAGATCCTGCGCAGGGTTGCGTCGACCTTGTCGCTGTCGAAGGACACCTATCAGTCGAACGAAATCCGATCGGACCGGCAGGTTGCGGATTTCCGGCATGGTGTACGGCGCGCGCAGGGCAATATCTCCGGCGAATTGTCGGCGCTGACCTATGCGGATTTCTTCGAGGCGGCGTGCCGGGGGACGTGGGCTGCCGCCATCAGCAAATCCAACACCGAACTGACGTCGGCCGCGGCCGATAACGCGACGTCGAAATTCACCTTCGGTGGCGGCAATCCGGTGACTGAAGGATTCCGGGTCGGCCATGTTATCCGCTTCACCAACCTGTCGGACCCGGACAATAACGACAAGAACTTCGTTATTCTCGGGTTCGGCGGCACCAGCAACCGGGAAGTCACGGTCTATCCGGCGCCTGATACGATGACGGCGGATACCACCTTTAACGTGGTTTCTGTGGGCAAGCGGGTGATCGTGCCATCGTCCGGTTTTGTCTCGCGCAAATTCGCGATCGAGATCTACAACCAAGATGTGGACGTCGCGCGGCTCTTCACCGAGTGCCGCTGCGGCGGCTTCAATGTGCAATTGCCGGCCACAGGCATGGCGACGGTCGACTTCGATTTTCTTGGCCGCAACATGCAGCTTTACGATGGCGGCTCGGCGCCGTTCTTCACGTCGCCTGCAGCGGAAACCTCGACGGGGACCATGGCGGCGGTGAACGGGCTGCTGCGCGCCGGCGGCAATACGATTGCGGTCGTGACCGGTCTCAATATTCAGATGTCGCTGTCGCCAACGGCCGATCCGGTCGTCGGGACGAACCTCGTCCCTGAGATTTTCCTGGGACGCGCCAATGTGAGCGGACAGATGACGGCATTCTTCGAGGACAAGACGCTCGTCGAATCCTTCATCAACGAAAGCGAGCTGCAGCTCGTAGCCTATCTGACCGCGAGCAACGCGGCCAATGCGCAGGCCATGACGTTCCTCTTGCCGCGCATCAAGCTCGGCAATGCCGATCTGCAGACGCAAGGGGAGGGTGGGCAGTCGATCACGCTGCCGTTCCAGGCGCTGAAATCGACCGCTGTGGAATCCTCGACTGGCATCCCGGAAACCACCATTCAGGTCTGCGATACGCAGATCGTCTGATCCCTTATCATCAGGAGTTTGCATGTCAAAGTTTGCAGGCCTCGCGCTCGAGGTCGACAAGCCGGCGCGGATGCCGATCCGGCATCCTGCGACCGGGGAGCCTATTCGCAATGCGTCCGATCCGAAGGATATGGCTTATGTCGATGTCTATTCGTCGGATTCTGAGATCGCGCGCCGGCACCGCCGCATGTTCGGACAGAAGCGGCTCGATGCGATGGCGCGCAAGCGCAAGGCCACGGTCCGCATCGAGGATTTTGAGGAATCCGATACCGAGCTTTTGGTCGCGTTGACGGCGGGCTGGCGGCTGATCGGGATCGACGGGGTTCCGATCGATGTTGAATACTCGGCGCAGCATGCGCGCGAACTTTATGAGTCGCCCGCGATGGCCTGGCTCCGCGATCAGGTCGACGAATTCGCCGCGGAACGCGAAAATTTCTCCAAGGCCTCGCCGACGAACTGATCGCGTTTGCGGAATACAGTTTCCGGCTCGATGCGCCGGCCGGCGACGGGGCCACGGAGCGCGATCATCGCGAGAGTTTCGAGCGGCAGCTGCGCAACCTGCCGGGGTGGAAGCGGGGGGCTGCGGAGACGGCGCTCCCCGATGCGCCGGACTTTCCGGAGCCGCTCGATTACCTATGGGAATGGTTCGCCGACATTCTCGAAGGGGCTCCGGCAAATGGCATGGCGCCGGTCGCGATTTCCTGGCGCGACCTGTCGGCATGGTGCGAATTCAGCGGGGAGCGGTTGCAATGGTGGGAAGCGAAACTGCTGATGCGGCTGTCTGCGCTGCGTGCGCAGATCGTCATGGAAAAGGCAGAACGTGACCGTCAGCACAAGATTAGAACCGATCGATGACTGGTTGAAAGTCACGGTCAACGAGATGCTGTCGCCGCAGGCGCAGCAGCGTGCCGTCGCGGATTTTGCCAGGGAGCAGCTTACAGAAGCGCAGGATACGAATACGCGAGTCCTCGGCAGGCGTCCGCCGCACAAGACTTTCGTCAATGGTGTCGAAAATGCGCAACTGGAAACCGTCAGGATCGGCGGTGGCACGATTGTTTTCGAGTTTGAGCTGGTCGCCGACGTGCTGCGTTGGATCGCCGGCCGGCTGATCGAGCGGTCGCCTGTTTTGACGGGTGCGTATCGCCGGGCGCATACGCTTTTCGCTGACGGGGTCGAGGTCGACGTGGGCGGGACCATCCCGGTTGCGGAAGATTATGCGTTTACGAACACGATGCCGTATGCGCGCAAGATTGAGATTGGCAAGACCAGGGCTGGCAGGGCGTTCGTCCTGCAGGTGCCAAACCAGATATATGAGCGGACCGCAAAGGATGCGCGGGCGCGGTTCGGCAATATCGCGAAGATCGAATTCACGTTCCGTGGCATCGCCGGTGGCCGGCAGCTTGCGGGCCGTGCGGCCGGACGTGCCGATGTGCGTTTCCCCACTATCGTGGTGAGGCTGACCTGATATGGCGACGATTCAGGAGGCGGTGCGGCGGCTCACGGTCGAGGCGACGGCGAGGGGTGTGTCCGAGACGACGGAAAAGCTTCGCCAGTTCGGTCAGGCGCAGCGCGACGTCACCGTCACCTCGCAGCAGAAAGAGCGGGCGACGCAATCGATGGAGCGGCGGCTTCAGTCGATCCAGCGGCAGTATGATCAGAATTTCCGGGCAACCGAGCAGCTTGCGCGGGTGCAGCGCGATCTCGACCGGGCGATGGCGCAGGGGCTGATCACCAAGGCTCGATACAACGAATTGATGGGGTTGGCCGCGGCGCGGCATTCGCAGGCTGCGGCCGCGGCAGGCGCACATCGCACGGCGCTCACGGCGCTTGCAGGTCAGATGTCGATCATGCGCGGCATGGCGGCTGGTGTTGTTATGGGCGGTGTTGCCGGCCTTGTCGGCGGCGCGATCGGGGCCCTGACCGGAGGGCAATTCATCTCGGCGACCGCCGAAAACGAGAAGGTCATGGCGCAGCTTGAGGCGGCAATCCGCTCGACGGGTGGCGCGGCTGGATTCACCGCAAGCCAGCTTGCGCAGATGGCGAGCGCGCTGCAGGGCGTTACAACGTTCGGTGATGAAACCATCATGAGTGCGCAGGGCGTGCTCCTGACCTTCACCCGGATCGGTCGGGAGGTTTTCCCGCAGGCGCTGGAAGCGATCCTGAACGTCTCGACCGCCATGAATCAGGATCTAAAGTCGTCGACCGTCCAGATCGGCAAGGCGCTCAACGATCCGATTGCGGGTCTTACGGCGCTGTCGCGGGTCGGCATCCAGTTCTCCAAGGAGCAGAAGGACCAGATCCGGCAGTTCCAGGAAGCCGGCAACGTCATGGCCGCGCAAAAGGTCATTCTGGCCGAGCTCGAGGTGCAGTTCGGTGGCTCCGCGCGCGCGGCGCGGGATACGCTCGGCGGGGCTCTGACGTCGCTCAAGAACGCATTCGGCGATCTCTTCGAGGTCCCGTCCGAACAGAGCAAGACGCTGCGCATGGAGATCGAGAAGCTGACCCAGCTCATCTCGGATCCGACGACCATCTCCGCCGCCCAGAATCTCGGCGCCATGGTGCTGGGTGAGCTCGCAAATGCGATCCGCGATTTTATGCGTCTCTACAAGGAGATTTCCTACATCATCGGCGAGTTGCGGGCGGGACGGTTCAGCAATGCTCTGCCCGTCTTTGCGGGATCGGGAACGTCCAACGAGATCGACTATGTCGACGAGATGGGCAACCGGCATACGTACACGGTCGGCTCGACGGCCGCCGATGCTGCGCGCAAGCAGCGCGAATGGATGGAGAAGGCAGGCCTTTCTCCGACAGGTGTCACCGACGACGACCTGCGGATGGATATTGCGCCGCCTGCGCGCCGTGCGACCGGGGCTGGCGCCCCATCCGGCATCGGCGGTGAAGCCTCCGCAGCAGCAAAGCGCAACGAATTCGACAAGGCGACGGACTCGCTGCGCAAACAGACCGAAGCGCTGCAGATCCAGATCAACACCTTCGGTCTGTCGACCGAGGCTGCGGCGCGCTACAAGGCCGAGCAGGAACTCCTGAATGCTGCCGCGGCCGCCGGCGTACCGCTGACGGAATCGCAGCGTGCCGCGATCTCTGCGATGGCCGATGCCTATGCTGCCGCGACCGTCCAGCTCGAAGAGATGCGCAAGGCGCAGCAGCGCGCCGACGAGATCAACAATCTCCTGCGCGACACCTTCAAGGGATTCGTCTCCGATCTTCGGTCAGGCCTGCAGGAGGGAATGACGTTCTGGGATGCCTTTGCGGAGGCGGCAACCAAGGCGCTCAACCGCATCACCGACAAGCTGATCGATATGGCGATCAATCAGGTGTGGCAGAATGCGTTCCCGACGGGTGCATTTGGAGGGGGGTTGTTTTCCAGCTTGCTCGGTAACGGAGGC